CTATAGATTATGCGTGAAGAAAAGCGCTTAAATAGCGAATCTTAAGCTAGTAATCTTAGATAAAAGGGAAATACTGACACAACGTTAGTTGTATCTTTAGAACTTAGTTTGTTCTTTACATCTGAGTTTTCTGAAGGTATGCCCACAGTGCCAAGCTTAATTATATATTAACTGATTTAATTCGAGTTAACTACCTATCATAGACACCGGAATTCACTCAAACCTCCCTCGTTGGAGTTAGGCTTGATAGTATGGATCTATGTTAGGACACGGGTTCTAGAAAATTTATTTTCTAAAACCGCTAGTTATGTTTTTATATAAGGAGGAGTAAAGAAGGACTAAGGGGGTTAAACCTTAGTACAAGTCTTTATGACCTTAAAACCTACACATAATGAAAATTTATGTTAGGAACTCAAAGCGAGAGTCTGCTCCCCATACATTTTATGTATGCATAGAGAATTTGACTTTGTTACCCTTCCAACCGAGATACCTAGTACTCTTGAGTTTAGAGTTAAGAGGCTGCCTATGGCTGCGAAGCCAAAGTTGGATAGGTGGGCTAGCACCCCAGTTATTCAGCGGTACCTGACCTGAACACTTAGGTTTACTAGGACTAAAGTTGTTCTAACCCTACTAAGGGATGTGCAATTCACTAATTGGTCTTCTGTTTGACCAATGACATGAAAAACACATATGATTTATATATAAAAGGAACATTACTATATCTGCAAACTATTAGGTATTAGCTTCGATAAGCCTGACCGTCTAATAGGGTTTGAAATCCCTTTAAACATGTCAGTTTAGCAGCGGGCGTTATGAGAAGAAAATCCTCATACGGTGCGACATACTAAAATTTTAATTGTAATATAGTGATGGAAATGGAAATTATAAATCCTTTAGATCTCAACTGATTGTCAATCTTTAATAAAGCTACTTCTTTCTTCTTTAAAAGAAATATTTTTACTATTGCATCGGCTGTCCGTCGTAGTGACGGACATCTCAGATGAGTCGATAAACAGAGAGATAATCTGCTCTCTTCTGTTATATCAAAAAGGACTAACCAATTTAATGATTTGCTCACCAGAAATGGTGGGCGTGGATTAATTAACTATTTCTTAAGGATAGTTAGCCTAATCTACCCTCGTCTAAGTTCTCTACTTGTTATACAAGTAGTTATGTTTACTAGGTTCTGTTATAAACTGAGACGCCATAGAGGATCAAAGGGGTTAACCCTTTACCTTAAAGCGTGCCAAGTTATCCTCCAACAATCTATTGGAGGTTATAAGGTTAAGGATTTAGCGGAACTTAAAGTCCGTCCGAAACGAAACCGTTACGGTTCTCCCTTACTTATTCATAGATCTGTTCGTCCGTTCATTCATAAAATGAATGATGAGAAGACTATCCGTTTTTGGATGACTCTTCTCGGATTATACAGGGTTGTTAATTTTAAAGGAACTCTAAAGTTGAGTACAATTACTCAACCCTTTAAAGTTAGTGACTCATTTATGAGCGACTGGATAGAGTATGTTATAAAGGATTTCTCTAGTACTCTTTTAGGCTTTAGAGCAAAGATAAATCCTCGACCTATCTCCCTATCTCCCATTCAATCAAGTTCTCCGACAAGTCGATTTCTTAAAGAATTGTTTCCTACAGGTATGTTTAGTAAAGTCTCTAGTGATTTTTCTTCACTTTGACTTTCCGCACACCTGTGGCTTCAATCTTCTAGTTTTGATTCCCTTAAACGTTTTTCAAGTTTATTGGGTTATCCTTACTTCAGTCAAAGAATTAGATTAATAGGTGAATCTACCCCTAAAATCAAAGCAGGTTTTCTTCGAAAGGGTTGAGCAAATTGAGTTGAAAGTACTACTTTAGATCGTAATCCTGATCCCGATTCTCGCCTCATCTCCTCTGTTGATGGAGTGATTTGAAGACCAGATCATACCTCTTTTACTGATTGAGGTTCAATGGATCTATCTAAAGTTCGACCGACAAAACAATATGCTTCAGCTTCTGGAAAATTAGGCCGTCTCGGACTTAAATTCGAGGCAGCTGGAAAAATACGGGTGTTCGCAATGGTAGACGCATGGACACAATGATTAATGACCCCCCTTCATCTTTTAGTCTTTGATTTATTAAAGTTCTTTAAGACTGATGGGACTTTTAATCAACGATCCCCTATACTTAACCTAATAGAGCTGTTCCAGAATCCACTGGGATGAGTTCCAAAAACTACTTTCTACTCGTTAGACCTTTCCGCAGCCACTGATAGATTGCCGATTAGATTGCAAAAAACCATTGTTTCTTTACTTTATGAACTATTTTGACTTAAATCCACAGGTACTATTACCTATGGAGATGTTATCAAGTCAAGATTAGACACATTAAGTAAAGAGGCTTTAGAATTTGGTGATCTTTGAGAAGATTTGTTAGTGAATAGATTCTATTATCTATCACTTTCACATAGTGATTTGAAAAAGATGGATGGAATTAGGAGAGCGGATTACAAGTTAAAGTATGCTGTAGGTCAGCCAATGGGGGCCTTGTCATCATGGGCGATGTTGGCATTGGTCCATCATGCAATAGTGGGATTTGCCGCTAAGAGAGCAAAAGTAAAGGTTTTCAACAGGTATGCAGTGCTAGGTGATGATGTAGTAATAGCTGACTCTCGAGTCGCAAAGCAATACCTATTGATACTTCAAGAGATTGGAGTATCCGTAGGTCTTGCCAAGTCCATTATAAGTAAACGAAAAATGGTAATAGAATTCGCAAAGAAATTTGTTGTTAATTCTACTTTCATGGATATGATTCCCATAAAGGATTGTATCACAACGTGGATTTCTAATGCATTGGTCAAGGAAGTTGGAGTTAAATGACATGCAAGCTCTAACCAATTGATGAGCTTCTTGGGATACGGTTACAAATCAAGGCAACGATTTGCGACAGGTAATGTGTGAAAATTACCTTCTCGTCAAAGAGTTAATTTGGTTTGACTACGTATGCCCGGATCAGAGTTGGGTTTCAGAAGGTGATTTACCTGAATTACCATGACATCTAATTTTGATTGAAACACGGCAGTATCGACATCTGTTCAATTAGAGATATTGAATCGTTGTATGTCCCTGTTTATACAGGTTGCTGATAAGATTGATGTAGCTTTCATAAATTGAAAGGATTCATATGCTTCTATAGACACTCGAGGTGCAACTGATTATCCTGTTTATAAGGAAACTCAGTCTTACTCCGATGGAACAGGATTAGTATTTACTGATAAAACTTTAGTTTCGTGAAAAGAACTATTGTTTGAACCATTAAATAAAAATCTTGAACCTAGTCGAAGAACATATGAGCTCTATCATCATGATAGTGAGTCAATCCCGTCAGTAGATAGTCCTAAGTTTAAATCTGTAGGGTTAGAGGGGTATCATATCATAAAAGATATTTTTGAAAGTTATGAGCGTTTCACCAACGCTCACCTTTTAAAAGGAAAATATGTGAGAAGAGACCTCAAAGATCTTATAGATAAAATCTGTGGATTTATCTTCAATAATGATTTAATTGGACAGATACCGAAAGAATACTGGCCGACTGATAGAACCCAAGAAAAAGTATTTGATGATTTTTTACAATCTTTTGAATACTGGGTTTATCTATCTGCACCTGTTTGGAAGGACTCTAAAGTAAACATTGACAAGATCTTAGACAAGGATAAAGTGAATTATGAATGTACAGCCCTAGTTCCTATTGGTAGAGAAAGAAACTTTGAATATATTGGTATTAGAAAGAATTTTGAGCTTTCAAAGTACTATATATTTAAGGAATCTCTATACATCAATAGGACGAAAGTTATTTATGATCGTTGAAGACCACTCGTTATTCGATGAGTAATTGAGACAGCTGTTGCTATCTCTTTCGTTACTCTCGTACTGGCTCTTCCATTATGAGGTGATCCCATTCCTACAGTTCAATATATTAAAGAAGTCATTGAGACTCCGGTTTCAGAGATTATTAAATATATTCCTGTAGAAGTGGTGAAAACCGAAATAAAAGAGTCATGGTTCTTCTTTTGACTCTGCGTACTATTAGTATTTGGTATAGGATTTCTTCTTATCATCCTACATCAATATACTATTTCGAACTTGAATCTAAAGTCGGAACTTGAAACAGCATCGTCCCATGTTGGGTTTGTTGAGAAAGCCCTTAAAGATAATAATCAAATCTTTAAGGAGGAAATTAACAAGCTTCAAGAACTATACTCAAATTTAAAGGTTCAATCTGAATCTGAGATTTCTTACTTCAGTGCCGAATCTGAGCGTATGCTCTTAGAGAAGGCATCTTTAGTAGAAGAGATTACTAATCTTAAATTAAGGGATGAAATATTTTCCTTGAGTAAAGATAAACTAATACGGACTATTGAAGACGAACAGGATATTCTTCAGACCAGGTTGATAAGCTGTATGGAACAATTTCTAAAAGGCGAAGAAGTACCAGGGTTAAGAGAATTGCTTGAACTAATGAGGCGTGATTTGGCTGTTACTAGAGTTAAGATTGATCTATTAGTTGATCCCTCAAAACTTAGTTCACAAAACTATGCTTTGGATTTAGTTAATAACATCATCCCAGCTCTTTACAGTAGATCTGAATTATCCTCTGATAATCTATTTGAGAATTTATGTAACATGTTTATGTTTCATTATTCAGTTTCTAACGAAGCTCTGATAGATGCAGCAATGGGTAGTTCTCTTGTGTAAATAATGGTTGTATTTAATAAAACACACCCTTAAGTAGGAAACTACTTAAGTTAATATTTGAAACACATCTGAGTGCCAAGCTCTTACAGAAATAGGATTTATCCGGGTCCTGTAAGAGTAGAGTCTTA